CGACAACTGCAGGCACAAATCTTCGGGGAATGATGATATCATCTCCGAAGATGCACACCTGTCCCACAAACTCCTTACAGAGTTTGCGGGAAAGAGGGCGATTGAGCTCTTCTGCGATCGCTTGGAAGACGATGGACGTAAAGACCATCGCCTCCATGGGAAAGCAGAGAGCCGAACCCATAGACGCGAACTTGGACAGACGGATCACTCCGTGTCCAGGCACGTCAGCCTTCCGTGATCTACATGCATCTACAGCCCCTGCAAAAGTGGGGAAGTAGTGCAGCAGAGCACGTACATGCTGATTGGAGACGCGATCACTTGCTTCACTAAGATCTAGTGTTGCAAGATCACCTTCGATGGATCCCTTACGGGCCAGACGCTGGTTAGGTGTCTGGTCATCGAAGAATATGATCTGAGAGAAGATGTCATCCTTTCTCAGCTCATCAAGAAACACCTCGAGAAGAGCCTGTTGCGTGTATTGCATGCAAGTAGGCTCAATCGCGATGATTCGGGGCGTCTTCAACGTTTTAGGAACCGTGATAACCCTTACGGGTCTCTCGGCTCCGGGTTCGAGGAAGGTGACACGTTCGAGAAGTTCGAAGTACTTCCATCCTGGGGTAAGACACACCAGTGATGGAAAGAACTTCTCAAGACGCTCGGTCCATTCTGTCTGGAGGTACTTTCGGTTTCCCGAAAGCCTGTCAGCAGTTGAACCGGGCCCGTGCTTTGGCATCCATTCTTCACTGTGTACCCGAAGGTCACAAGAAGAAAGAAGGTCGCCAAAGAGAACCAGGCCAGTACGCATAAAGCTGGAATAACCAGTTTCAGCGAACGTACTGTCATGCTTCTTCATCTCCTTCTCACACTCGATGTATCCCTTGATTGCCTTCACAGTGCGTGCATCGCTGCACTCAATGTGAAGCTTTGCCATCATCAGCGTTAGCTGACGGAGTGCAAAGATTGCATCAATCTCGGGAGAATCGAGCAATCGTCCCTCGACACTATCGAACACACGCTCAAGGAAACCCCGGAGAAATCTAGGGAGACCGCCTGTCCAGGAGAAACCCTGGAACAGGTCGTGAGCGACGAATCCTCGGTCAAGACCTTTTTGGAGGTCCGAACCGAAGTTCGCCAGGGTAATCGTTAGAAACGATAACCCCTCGTGTTCGAATCGAGCAAGGGCAGTTTTTCTGTCCTTGCTGGTGCTAGTGCCGATCTGCGTACCCAGTTCTTCGAGTACGCAAAGCCAGAGCTGCATGAGGCTTTTCATCCGGTCCCTTTCATCTAGGGTACTGGAGTCCCGACTCATGCACTGACCACACGCGAAAGCGTGTCCGTCCCCCAGAGACAACCTTAATCTCTGGGAACGACAGCAATCGGTCGGGTTTCTGCAGGCGCAATGTCAACGGTATCGATGAACTCGATATCCTCCTCGTATACGGCCTTACGAATAGTAAGGACGTAATGACCGAGGATCCACTCACGAAGGGTGACTAGAAGAACGGGAGCATCCCATTCTTTTAGGCCCTTCTTTGTGCGTGGAGGAACAAAGTGCCTAAGAACCCGAGCCGAAGCCATCAGTTCTCTCCACCAAGAACCTTGGTGATGAGGGCTCCACTCGAAGCGTTCAGCTGGGCGATGAAACCATCGACCACCTGCTTCTGCTCCGTGACCGTGTAACCCAGCAGCGGAACATCGAACACCATGTAACAAGACATGGAGTATCGGTTGTTCTGCGCCGAGATAAACGGGTCCGGAGAGATCTTCGAGTGATCGATGCGGACGAGGTGCCGGTTCCTCTTACCGTACTGGTGAGAGACCGACTCCTTAACGAGACCATCATTGGACTGAAAAGCTCCACTGTTGATCCCGCTGCTAACTCGCGGAAGCGAGATAGCAACCGCATTGATAGTGACGGACTGAGGGTCAGAGAGTGCCATGAGACAGCTCCTAGGGTTGAAGTACAAGCCGGGCGGCTTGTACTAGCGGATGGTGCAGTACGAAATCTGCGCTACAATCGGCTGATGCCGAGTGCAGCGAGGATTGAGAGCTGACGGGTCGTCAAAGACCCTTTGTCAACCCCAAACCCAAAGGGTGTTGCACGCCTGCGTTTCTTCACCTCAGTAATGAGTTGAAGCTGCAACGGCGTGCTACCGTATCCATTCAAAATGTATCCGGTAGCCGTGTACGTGTCCTTAATGATGGTATGTTCCATCAGGTACCCGTACCGCAACACAAGGCCGTCGCTGGCGAACGAGGAGAGATTATGCATATTATCTCCGATGTTCGTGAACCAGTCGGCAGCCCAGCTCCATGGCGTCAAGTTCCACAAGGTCTCGGGAGTCAATTCGAGACCGAGGATCTGCTGAGCGAGGTAGAGATTCTTCTGCCAAGCGGTCCGACTTTCATAGTCGGCCGGGAGGTAGTAAGTAAATCCACCCGCAAACCAGATTTTCCTCTCGATTTCTCGAGAGAGGAACGTAGCCGCCCCAGGAAGTTGCGTATAGCCAGCAGCAGGCCGTCTAGCAGAACCGAGCCAAAGCCCGGATCTGTTAGGGTCGACCTGTACCTGCTGTTCTATAGGCGTCTCCCTGATCGTGGGGAATGTGTATCCCCTCCGGACAAGACGTCCGGAGTCTCGTTCATACTGACGCATGAGTTTATCCATGTTAAGAATAGCTGAAGCGCTATCCTTAATGTCAGCAAGGAACGGG